CGCGTACAGCTCGTCAGCCAGCATCTGGCGCTCCTCGCCGTCCTTGCCCTCGGCCAGCACCGACCAGGCTAGGTTGCACGCTTCCCGCGGCGTGAGCCCCCGGAGGCCCCGCCCGCACGTGCGGACTTGCTGCCCGTCGAGGTCCGCGAAGTTCGCGGCGACGAAGGCGAGGAGCCGGAAGCTGGCTTGGTAGGGCGGGCAGTGATCACCTTGACCGCCTCCGACACCACGTCCAGCAGCTCATCGGCGTCCGCCTTGCATTCCACCGCCCAGTCCTCGAACGCGTCCCAGTCCCCGCCGTCCGCGGTCAGGCAGTCCCGCGCGGTCGGCTCCCCGGCCGCCTCCTTGCATCCCTCGCACCGGCCGCAGGCCGGGTCCGCCCCGCGGATCACGTCCCGCAGGATCTGGTACATCGCCACGTACGCCCGCTCATCGGTCGTCTTGAGCCCGGCCGCATGAGAAAACTTGAGCAGCGGCATCAGGCCGACCTTCTCCGCGACACGGAAAGAACGCCCGGCGAGAGTGATGCTCTCACCGGGCGTGATGACCTCACCGGCCAGCTCCCGGTCGGAGCTGGCCTGCACGACGATCGCGTCGTGTTCCGACCCGAGATCCAGGTCGTAGCTGTCTGTGCTCACCTTGTCCTAACTTCGCGCATGGGTTACCCTGACAGAACCCATCAACCGGGTATGGCAGCACCCTGGCCCAGAGGGGAACGGCCTCCATGAGAGAAACGGCCGGGGTGCTGCCAGCACAGCGGATCGTGGGGCAGCACCCCGGCCCAGACTGGTCACGGGAAACCCAGAATTGATACGGCCGGGGTGCTGCCGCCAGGTTACGTACCCGCGATACCAGACGCCGGGTAGCGCGAGATGATCGTGGCAGCGTTCCAGGTTGACTTCATGGTGACCGCGGCCCCGACACCACCCGTCAGGGAGTAGTCAGGGATGATCGTTCCGAAGAAGTACTGACCAGGAGCGGTACCCTGGGCCCCGATCGTGGACGGGTACAGGTAGAAGTTGCGGCTCAGGCCGTCCGTCGCGGCCACGTAGGTCTGCGCGGTCGCGGTGTCGTAGAACCCGGTGAAGTCCCCCGAAGCGTCCGGCAGGCCGGCCACGTAGATCAGGTTCGAGTCCCCCATCGCGGTGACATCCACCTTAGCGACGGTGAAATTAATACTCCAGTCAGTAAGAAAAGCCATCGGCGAGGCGACGGCGGAGCCGGTGGCGGCGCCCCCACCTGGGCCGTTGACGGCGACGTAGGCGATTCCGTTGCGCGTATTTGTTACTTCCCGTTTCCGCTACCTGAAAACGGGCGGGCAGGTCGTTTCCGCCTGCCTCTGCATGTCTCCATGCAGACCGGACTATATCTTCACCCGCGTGGGGTGCCACGTACATAGTCTCTGAACCTTCCCGTCGGGCGGACCCAGGCGGGCTCGGCTGCTGATTGCCCCTCTGCTGGCCAGTTCTCAAGCCGTCACGCCCGGGCTTTCGCCCCACGTTGTGGCCTGGCCAGGTGACTCGGGTGTCCCAGCAATTCTCGCGGTTTACTCTGAAAGATCGCTCTCTCAGGCGGCCTGCTGGTGTAGACCGTGAATACGACTCACAGTATTCCACTCCTTGCTTTGAGTGATGGGAGCCCGTTCAGGGCCGTGTTGACCGCCGGCGCTCTCGCGCGCGGACGCATTAGGAGGCCGGCGGCCCGGACATTTATCATGGTGCGCATGTGCACGTGCGCGTTCACCGGGAAGCGGACCTGCCACTGCGCGCAGTGTCACCAGACGTTCGGGTCGCCGAGCGCGTTCGAGTGGCACCAGCGGCTGTTCTGGCCGTGGGGCGTGGTGTGCCTGGAGCCGTCGCTGATCCACCGCCGGGACGGCACCCAGGTGCTGTTCCGCAGCCGGGATGGTGTCTGGCGGGAGCAGCGCCCGGACCTGCTCCCGCTGGCGGAGAAGTTCCGGAAGGCTACCGGTCGTCCAGCATCGCCAGCAGCCGCCGGGCGTGGTTCGCGAACGTCCGGTCCGCGACCGCTGCCCGCGCCTGACCGGCCCGCGTTGCGCGCAGTCCGTCCCGGGCCAGCCACCAGCGCAGCAGCGCGGACGCCTCGGCGGGCCCGCTGAAGGTGGGCAGGATGCCCTTGAACAGCTCGTCGCCTTCGCCACGCGGGTCGCGCAGGAAGAACAGCTCGCTGGCCGCCATCTCCACCTCGCGCGGCCCCATCGCCCAGCCGTCGGCCGGGGCCATGCCTTCTTCCCACTCGCGGCGGTAGAAGTTGATCCCGCACCGGGCGTTGCGGTAGATCATGGCGGTCTCGTCGTTGTGCACGCACAGCTCGGTGTCGTGGCCGAGGTAGGTGCGCAGCGGCGAGTCCTCGGCCAGGTCCATCCACATCCCGCCGAGCAGCACGTCCAGCCCGGTCAGGTCCATCGCCTCGAAGAACTCAACCCGGGACTTGAAGCCGGTCCCGATGAACGCCAGGTCCGCGGCCAGCGCGGGGTCCGCGCCGGTCCCGGCCGGGCGGGGGTGGTGCACGGCGGGCCGGTAGGCGTGCGGCATGTACACCGCGTCGCCGTCCAGCCGGGCGTACCGGTCGATGCTGACCGGGTCGTTGAGCAGGTTGATGTCGGCGAACTGGGCCCGTTCCAGCTGGGAGTCGTCCTGGTAGGGGCATTCGGTGTGCAAGATGACGATCTTGTGGCGGCGCTGCCGGATGACATGCAGCAGCGCGGGGGTGACCCAGAACGCGGAGATGAACAGCACCACGTCCGGCCAGTAGGTGTACAGCGCGTGGGACATGCCCTGCAGCGCGGCGTGGATGGCCTGGTCGTTGGTCAGCGCCTTGTGGATCTCCGGGCGCCCCTCGTCGTCTTCCTCCCCGGTCGGCAGCAGACAGCTCCCGTAGAAAGAGAGGCGGTCCTAAATCATCTAGATTGTAGCTTTGGACTTCACAACCGAGCCCTGTCAGGGCCTCAGACCACCCAGCAAAAACATCAGCAACACTGAAATTCGGGCCAGGATGCACAATCAAGATTCTCATACCACCTCCTCTCATTCCGAAGAATGGAGACCAGTCCCCGGATACGAAGGGCTCTATGAAGTCAGCGATCGGGGTCGCGTCCGCAGTCTACCCCGGCTGACCCGTACCGGGTGGCGCGGCGGCCAGCTCCGGAAGCCTCAGCCAGACGGTCACGGTTACCGCCAGGTCATGCTTTCCAGGGAAGGCAAGTACAAGACGTTCAAGGTTTACGCGCTGGTCGCGGCGGCTTTTATAGGCCCTCGCCCGCCGGGCCTGGATGTCAGGCACGGGCCAGCAGGAACCGGAGACGACTCAGCGCAAAACCTGAGCTACGGCACCCGGGCTCAAAACGAGCAGGACAAGAAGCGGGACGGCACCTTCATTCACCGTTCGCTCAGCGGCGAGGAGCATGGCATGGCCAAACTCACCGAGCAGGACGTCCGATTCATCCGCCAGCGTCTCGCTGACCGGTCCGCGACCCAGGTGGCTCTCGCCGCTGAATACGGAGTCACCCAGGCAAATATCAGCCTGATCAAAACCCGCAAGAAGTGGAATCACGTGATCTAGCCTCGTGATGTGCTACCTGCGCCTGAGCAGCAGTACGACGATGATGATGACGATGATCAGGAGTACGACTCCGCCGCCTATGTACATGTGACACCTCCTGATTACCCGTGTGCCCCGGCCTGGATCAGGAACGTCGCGCCGATGTACTGCTGCGCAGCGTATTCGATGAGCCCGTACTGCTGGACAGCGACCACGACCGCGTATTCGCAGGTCCCGCCGAGACTCGGGTCGGTGGCCACCGCGGCGTTGATGCTCTTGGCCCCGCTGCTGGACACGTAGGCGTCCAGGTTGACCTGACCGGAGGATTCGTTGGCGGCGGACAGCAGCACGATGGCGAGCAGGTTGACATCCACCTCGTCGTCCATCGTCTTGCCGTAGGTGATGGCCGGGCGCCCGGGCAGCACCACCGCGCACGGCGGGGAGATCGCCCCGGATGCGTCGGCGTGGGCGCGGATCCCGGTGGCCGCGCCGATCAGCGCGGCCAGGCCGTTCCGCATCGCGTCGAAGTCAGCCATGACCGTCCGTCCTGTCCGTCCTGTTCAGCTGGGTGATGATGTCGGCGTGGTGGCGGCGCAGGCTGTCGGCCAGGTGCGCCTTGATGCCGGCTTCGGTGTCGCGCAGGTGGCCGCGGATGTGCAGTGCGGTCAGCCCGGAGGTGAACAGGGAGAAGGCCGCGCCGAACAGCGGGATGACGGTGAGCATGACCGCGACGGCCAGGACGTGCCCGGCATGGGTGCGCGGGGCAACGTCACCGTAGCCGACGGTGGTGGCGGTGGCGACCGCCCAGTACAGCCCGGCGGCGTCACTGACATGCTCGGCGGCGGCGAAAGCCAGCCCGCCCGCGGCGTCCAGTGCGGCCGCGGCGGCGACGGTGATAGCTGCGGCTTTACGGCTCATCGCCCGCCGGGCCCGGGGGCGCCGTCCGGTTCTTGTGCTCGAAGTGCAGCCGGTGCAGCATCTCCGTCGTCGGCTTGCGGCCGTGATGGTCGGGGTGGTGACGCCAGCACCACTTCAGCCCGCGGCTGTCCGGGTAGTGCCCGATCCGCGGGCACCCGTCGGCGCGGCAGTTGATGTGGTGCCACAGCGTGAGGATGATCGCGGACAGGCCCAGGGTGGAGGACAGCCAGGCGCCGAACCCGGAGAAGAACGCGTAGTTCTGGCCGGTGGTGAAGTAGGCGGCATGGGAGAAGCCGAGCCAGTCCTGCCAGGCGCCCGGGGCCAGGCCGATCCACGCCGCCAGCGCGGCGGCGGCGGCCAGGACCAGCCAGCGCAGGTTTTTCACGGCACTCCGTTCTCAGCCGGCCAGGGACGCGGCCAGCCCGGCACCGACCGCCAGGATGAAGATCACCGCGGTGGTGAGGGCGGCGCGCAGCCAGCCGGCCGTGCTGGACCGGAACCAGGTGATCCCGGCCAGGATGGCCGCGGTCACCGGGATGAACACGATCAGCCCGGCCCGGGTGCTGACCGCGAAACCCAGCCCGGGGGTCAGCGCGGAGGCCAGGTAGCCCAGGCCCATCGCGGCCACCCGGGACCAGCGCTGGCGCCGGCTCTCGCCGGGGTCGGCGGACTCGTACTGGGCGCCGGCCATGGACACCGAGCTGGACCCGGCCCGGGCGAGCAGCGCGACGAAGATCACCGCGGCCACGGCGTGCACCCGCAGCAGGCCGATCACCAGGCCCACCATCCCGTTGAGCCCGTCGATCAGGCCGAACAGCGCGCTGGATGACAGGTCCCGCCAGGAACCGGGCGCGTTCACCCCAGGTTCTTGTGCTGGCGGCAGGCGCGGTGGACGAACTTCAGCTTCCACACGGCGCCGACCCGGACCCAGGTGCACTGGTGGCAGCCGGGCCGGTCGGCGGTGAGGTTCGCGGTCCAGGGCCGGACGCTCATCGCGTCGCTGGCCTTGTTGCCGGCGCGGCCGGCGTTGCCGCCGGTTTTCCTCATTCCCATTCGGCCCACCACGCCTCTCCGTCGCGCCCGGTGGCCGGGACAACCTGGCCCCAGGACACGCACGCGGCCCCGCCCAGGGACAGGACCGCGTGCGCGCCGCCGGGTAGCCGCAGCCCCGTGACAAGCCCCGGCAGCGTGTCGTCCTCCACGGGGAAGAAGCTGGCGATCCGGGTGCCGGCGAAACCACCGCTGGCCAGCTCGAGCAGGTCGGGGAGGAGCGCGCCGTGCGTGCCGTCCCCGCCGCCCGCGGCGTGCAGTGCCAGGATGTCGTCCGCGGTGGCCATGATCCCGCGGAACAGGTACAGGTGGGTGGCGATGGCCGTGGCCGCGCAGCACGGGCTGTCCCTGTTCGCCTCAGCGAGTATCATGAGGTAGGTAGCCGTGCTCATGGGACCTACGGCAGGCCAAGCATCACACGGCACGGAACCCTCGCCGGCGGCCGGGCTCATGTATGATACGGCACCGCCCATGGTCGAGACGGCCGGGTCGCCGGCCAGCGCCCGCACGTGCACCGGGAGCGGCTTGAGACCGGCCCGCTTCCGGGCCTGCGCCGCGCGTCCGGCCGCCGCCCACTTCAGCGCCGCCTGGTGCCGCCTCTTGCTCACCGGGGGCGGCTTGCCGGTCTTGGCGATCGCCGCCGCCCGCTTCCGGGCCTGCGAAGCCCGGCCGGCCGCCGCGAACGCCGACGCCGCGGCGGCCTGCGCCCGGGTGCGGCCATGCTTGGCCTGCCGGCTCATCTCACACCCCGACCTTGCCCCGGCCCCTGACGTACGGGCGAAGCTGATCGGCGATCCACGGATTCGGGTTGGTCTTCACGATGCCCACGTCGGAGATCCCCGCGACCCCCCACGGCGCGTCCTTCAGCTTCACCCAGTCCGCGGCGATCAGCAGCGCGGCCTGGTGC